ATTGCCCCCAACCGTTACATTACCTGTAGTTGTGACGGTGTCTATAAAAGCATCTTTCCATCTAACTCCGGTTGTGCCTAGGTCAACATCACTGTCTGATTGTGGTCCAAATATATTGTCGCCTAAGTAAACTTGCTCAACATTTGCTGCATAGAAGTGTATTTCATCGGCTGTTTCAAAATCTATTTTTGTTTGATCGTCTTCACCAATTTTTATATCAGTTGCTAATAAGGATGTAATAGTAGTTTGTGCTGCGTTAATTGCAAAATCTATGGTGTTGTCAGCATCTTGATAAGTTACAGTAACACCAGTTTCAGTATTAGAACCAACCATAGCACCGGTTGTATCGGAAATAAATTCAGCCAATGTGGTACCATCTACAGTAATAGCATCTGCTTCTAGAGTACCATCAATATCAACATCGCCTGATACATCTAAAGATCCGGCATCAAGTTCGCCAGTAAGGGTAATGTTTCTAAATGATCCAATGTCTTTGTTAGAATCTACAACAACTGCTTTGGAAGCTGCTACCGTTCCGGCAGACACACCATCAATAGTTTCTAATTCTGCTTCATTAATATCTGCAGAGCCAATAACAAAACTAGTTCCGGTAATTGCTGTACCTGTTATAGCTGCCGCACTGTTACCACCAATAACAGTACCGTCAATTGTACCGCCATTGATATCCGCTGTATCAGCAACTAAAGCATCCGTAGTAACGGTGCCATCAAAAAACGCATCTTTGAATTCTAAAGAACTAGTGCCTAAATCAATGTCATTATCTGTGGTTGGTACAATAGAACCATTATTAATAGTTATTTGTGTGTCACCACCAGCAGTAACCGTAATTACATCTGACCCAGAAAAGGCAATGCTCGTGTTACTATCAGCATCTCCAGAAATAGAATCTAGTTGTATGTCATTAACATTAGTAATACTAGCATCACTAAATGAAGTTGCGCCTAACACATTGCCCGCACCAGTAGAAGTAAGGCCGTTAGATATATCAACTGCACCGTTAATATCAATAGCAGTAGCAGTTAAATCAATTTCGTCAGTAGCGCCAATAGCTAAAACAGTGGCACTAGAACCTTGAATAAATTGTGATGTATCATTAAAATATAGTTTTTCAGTACTAGCTATTAATAAATCATCTGACAGTTCAAAATAATCTTCGTCTTCTTTCCAAGTCAATACACCATCAGCAGAGTTAGCATTAAAAGTTAGAACAATATCAGCATCTGCATTTTCACCTAAAGTAATAGCATCAGATTCTAACGTTATTGCTGTAGAGGCTTCAATGTTAACGGTTGGTGCCGTTATTTGAACTGTTGTGTCTGCTACTAGATCCGCTTGACCGTCGGTCGTCGAACTTAGATGAATAGCCGTATCCCTAAGATATAGTTTTTCGGTCGTTGATAATAGGACGTCGTCAGAGAACTCAAAATAATCTTCATCTTCTTTCCACGTAATAACTCCGTCATTACTTTCGCCGTCAAAAGTTAAAGAGTAGTCCGTGCCTGACGCACCAGTACCAATAACTAAATTATCACTAGCGTCTAGTACAGGTTGTTTTTCTGCAGGTACTGTTACAAATACATCTTTAGTACCAGCACTAAAACTAACGGCACTGTTGCTGTTTGAACTAAATATAACTGTAGTACGAGCTAAAGTGTCTGTAGAAGCATCAGTAACCGTACCTATGCCTACTTCAAACTCAGCTTCAGATCGGTGAATTACCGCATAGTAAGTAGTATTACCATTACCAACACCTGCCACAAATGTTTGAAAACTAGCAACAGCACCCGCTAGATCGTAGGTGCCTGTGCCAGTAGTAGTGGTAGTTTCTCTTACTCTGTTGCCTATTTTTAACGCCATAAATTATCCTGTAAATGAACTTTTGTTTTTTAATGCAATTTCTGCTTGCGCTGCCTGTACTGCTTCAGTGTAGCGTTGTTGATAAACTTGTTGTTGTGCAGCATCTTTATTATATACTGCAGCTTCAATTAATGCACCATAAAGTAAAGCGTCATAGGCATTGTCTGTTAACCAGTTAGTTGTATTACTACTAGTGATAGCAGTAAAACGTTCTCGATAATTTATCTCTATGCTTAGTGCGGCACTTGGTGTTGGTGCTACAATAAAAAATGTCTCGTCCCAATTACTAAAATATTTAGGGATGCCGGTGGTAGAACGATTAGGCCAATACTCATTTATAAAACCAATATCACGGTACTCTAAAGCCGCACGCACACTAGAAGACAATACTTGTAATGAGATAGTAGTATTTAAACCACTTGGTTTATTTATAAAAGGATCATTTACAGTCAAAGAAGAAGTAGCATGTCGACGTAACGCGGGACAGTCAATTAGTTCTTTGGATAAACGTAGTTCTGTATTATCAATAAAACGATCTATTTCATTAGCAAAATCAGTGCCGTTGTTTTCGGTCCAATCTTTTATATCTTGAACTAAAGTAGAATAATTACTCATGATACTGTCACTGTCCCCATTTTAAACGCCATTGTTAAATCATTGACTAAAGTTGCTGGTTGCATACCAGAAGAACTAAACACGCTTTCGGCACCTTTACTAATACTGGCAACGACAACAGATTGTGCTTGCGGTCGAGCGTCTCGCAAAGCCACAGCATCTGCGGCAACAGGTTTAGGACTAAGTTGCGGGTGTTTTTCTTCGTATTCAGTTTTATGCACCAAAGAACCATTCCATTCTTTTACCATTTCTTTGTACGGAAAAGCCACGCCACTTCGATCCGAAACAGCTTTTGAATATTTTCCTCTTGCGTAACCAGCCATATTAATTAAACGGATTAGCTGCGTCAGCTTTTAGTTCTTCTACCTTGGCATCAGTAAAATTAACTTTAGCTTCTATGATAGCTATTTGTTTTGTAAGTTCTGCTATTTGTTCTTGTATCCCTGATAAATCTACCGTTTCATTGACCACGTAGTCTTTATTTTCTATTGCAGATAGTCTAGTTTGAAATTCGCCCCATGCATAAAATCCTCCGCCGATTCCGGTTATGGCTGCAAAAAGTGCTGCTGCTGATGTAAGTTTATTGAACATTTTGTGCCTCCAGTAATCCTTTTAGTATAAAATATGCCTCGTTAGTTTTGTTCCTAGCTTTGTTCACTTTTTGCGTGTGCTCTATAACTGGATCAACCCCTATCATTGCAAGTATCTTAGTAGGATCATTATAAATAGTTTTGTTGTAACTTTCAAGACTGATCTCGTTAAAGAAAGCGGGGTTACCGCCCGGTAGTTGTCGGTTATCTATCATGGCTGCATTCAAAGCAGTGTAGCTTGACATATCTGGTTCTTGTGCAGACATTTCTCTACTTAACACCTCACTAACTACATCTAGTGTTGCTGCTATTTGTTGTATTTTATTGGTAACTTGTTCTTTAATAGCTTGCTCTATTTTAGCTACATCTATCTTAACTTCTGGTTTTTCCTCGACGATTTCCGGTTCTATATCTTCTTCCACTGCTGGCTCAGGTTCTGGCTTAGCTTCTGCTTCAACTGGCTCCTCGACAGTTTCTTCTTGTTGGGGATTGTCTGGCTCTGGTGTTGGTTCGTCTGCAATAAGCTCTTCGCTGCTGGATTGCTCTTCAACTTCTGGTTTGGTTTCTGGTTCTGGCTCATTAACAGGTTCCTCTTCCATGACCGTTTCTTGCATGGGTTTATCTTCTGGTATTGGTTCTGGTTCTGGCTCAGATATAGTCTCTGGCTCTGTTGCTGCCATCATAACAGGTTCTGTTATTTCTTCAACGGGTGCCTCTTCGATAATTTCTGGCTCACTGGTAAACATTGATACTAGTTCATCAGTATCTACCGCTTCCATATCAAACATTTCCATGTCTACATCTTCTGGCATACCTATATCAACATAATCATCTAGTGGTATGTCGGGCATATCCATGTCTATGTTTGTTTCTATGTCGGGTGTATCAATAAGTATAATTGTTTCTACATCAGGGACGTATGCTACCTCAAATGTAATAGGAGGTACCTCATAGTAATCTACCTCATCTAACTCTATCTCGTCTGGTATATATAAAATTGTTTCTGGAACATAGGTATCTATTTCATCTATAATTATATCCTCAACTATATTATCTACATCGATATTATCTATTATATTGTCAACTGCATCTATTTCATCTTGGCCCGGACAAGTTGGTGGGTTTTTTTCATAACAATATTCTATAGTGGTAACGCTGGTTTGTGATAAAGTTTGATAATCTATTGTTAATGTGGGTGAACGCAAATCTACGCCGACATGGCCTCCGTTATAGGTAGCTGAACCTTGTATATCAAAATTAAAACCTGCAGTGATGTTGCCATGAGTTAGGTTTTCATTGGGTGCTATAATTAGTGTATTAGCATAAGGATTAAATTGATAGTTGTGATTAGTAGTATCTTTAAAAACTGTGCTTTGTTTGGTGTGGTTGCCTAGGTTGTCTAATGCTGTTTGATACATGGTAAAAGTTGACGCTTGATTATTCCACCAACGAGCTTGTACACCAAAGGTGCTAGTAAACCCTTGTTGGACTTCTGCTTCCGTCATTAGATCTATACTGCTTACAGTAGTTTCTAAATATTTTTGATGTTTACCGGTAACAAATATATTTTCAGATAAGTCTGAACTATCTGGAAATTGTGTGCCTACCCAACTACCGTCATTCCAAACTTGTGAAATTAAATTATTCGTAGTCGTAACAGTCCCAGTTGTATAGGTAATGGTAGTCGAAGTGTCGCCCGGATTGGGTGTGTCTAGCTCTATTACTGTGTCGGCGTTAGTGCGTACAATGCTGCTCGCCATCAGCACAGTTAAAATTAACAACTTGTTTATCATTTTCTTCTGCCTCTAGTTCTGCTTGTTTCTTATCATCTACACCTGTTGTGTATTTAAGGTTTTTTGTGTACTCTTCAAAGTCGGGTCTGAGTTCTGGATATTGTTTCCAATACTCTTCAGCTTGAGCTCCTATCAAACCATAGGCAGGACAACTCGTACCCGCATGTGCCATCGCCTCGAACACCATCGGTGACTGGCAAAGTAGAGCGATCGATGCTACCCGCATATTCATGTCATAAAGAGCCTTAGATAATTTTAAACGCTCACAGTTTATATCTCTCTTATGTGTACCAATACTTGCAGATAAAGAAAAACTAGAAGCGCCAACGCCAATACCAATAGTGCAAATGTCTTGTGACATATTGCTGAGTGCTGGTGCATTAGCAGAGTTTACTGTTCTAGTATCACCAGTGTAAGAATTATTGTTGTTAGTGGTGTCGTTGTTAGTAGTTGTGTTGGACGAAGACCCAGTGGCAAATGTTGTGCTAGCCTCTGAGTGATAGCCGCCTGTAATTGCAGTGTTTGTTGCTGATGATCCCGTGGTGGATTGTGTATTAGTTGTTGATCCTGCTCCGGTAACGTCTGCCATTGCTTGATCAAATACTGCACCTGCTGTCCATAATAATAAACATGATGCAAATAAAACTATAATTAATTTTTTCATAACTGTCCCTGTTATTCAGAATTATTTACTCTTTAACAATCTTGTCACAATGTTTAACACCTGTTTGATCTGTTGTCATCATACATTTTTCTAAAGTACACGTGTATTGTACTTGATTACCAGAGTTACGCTCAGCTAAACGTTTGGCTGAAAGGCACGTACTGATATTATCCTGATGATACCAACCTTCTATATTTTTATTACCGCCATCATAGACATATAAACTAAGTATAATAACTGTTTCAATGAGTCCCATTTTTTCGTTCCTCTAAATCTATAATACGATCTTCATGAAACTGTATAATCATTTCGTTCTTTAATATTAATGGTACTTCCGCTTCCATTTGTTCTTTAAGTTTTTCTGTACTCTCGGCAAGGTATTCCACCAACATGTAGAGCTCTTGGACTTGTGGACTGACCATGTCGCCTTTGGGGACCCCGTCAATAAAAGCATTAGCAGCTTCTAGGTCTTTCTCCATTAATTGTAGCGTTGTTTCTATAGAGTTAAGTCTTTCAACAATAGTAAAGTAACTCATGGTACCTACGGCAACTGCAGCTAGTATAGCTAAAAGATTTCTTGCAGGTAGAGATATCTGTGTAGAGTCAGATATCTTCACACTTCTTCTCCGTACCTATTTTCACAAAACAACTCAAATGATTTTAGAGCATCACCATAGTCTTTTATGTGTTGCTCAAGCAAAGTCATTTTTTCATTATGAATAAATTTGTGACAACTCCAATCATCGTGAAACTGCTTTAATTTGTATTCTCGTTCCACCACAGCATCAGTACTATGGAACATCAGCATTATGGTTATTACCCAATACATTATTTTTTCTTCATAATGTCTGCTGTTTTAAGTCCATATATTGATGCAACAACACCGATAAAAATTGACTGGTACCAAAAAGGCAAACTGCCAAACTTTTCAAAAAATAAATCTAGCTTCATTTGTATGTCAGGGTCTCCTGAAAAAACACTCCAAATTAATAGGAGCACAGGCGCTGATACTAAAATAAGAACAAACTCATCTTTATATCCTTGATCATTCGATTGTCTAATTTGTGCCTGATATTCTACTTCTCCCGTTGCCATCTTCTGCGCATGTAAAAGTTCTGCATCTGACATGAGTATCTTTGCTTTTTGTCTATTAGCGAATACTGATGCTCCTGTTTTTAATATTGTAGGCAACATTGATAGTAGTGGTCCCATTAAGCTATTCCTCTTATCATTTCAGACAAACCATAAGCTCTATTGGGCGTTTGTTTAGCCCATCTAGAATCTATCATTTCATCTGCGGCTTTGTTATAATCTTGATCTTTTAGTCCTTGTATAAAGTTCACAAACTTTTTTAGTCTAGGTAAACCAAGTTGAAACGCCATTTCTATTAACACTGATTCCACTACTTCGTGAAAAGGTATGTCTTCGTCTTCTAGTAAATCGTGCGCATTATCAAAAGCTGTTTTATAGTCATCTTCAAAGACACCTTCTAACTCTTCAGGAGAATAAATTTCTCCAACTGTAAAATCATCTTTAGCCGTAACTAAATGGCCGTAGCCTACTGTCTTATAACCGAGAGTATCCTCGTAAACAGTAGGACTAAAACCTTCATGTTCTTTAATGCGTGATCTAGTGTCCATTATGCAATAATAAACACAACGATAACTACGATACCTACTGCTATAATAGCCTTAGACTTTTTGCTAAGACCTTTATACCAGT